TTCGCCGACCCCTATTCCAGCTGGCAGCGGGGCGGCAACGAGAACCGCAACGGCATGATCCGCCGTTACCTGCCCAAACGCACGATCATCGAACCGGGCATGGCGAGGGAGCTCCAGGAGATCGTCGACGAGACCGACAACCGGCCCATGCGAGCGCTCGGCCACCGCACACCCGCCGAGGCGTTTGCCGACGAACTGCCAGACTTACAACTCTGACGAAGGCGTTGCGCTTACAAATAGACAACGGGGTTGGGCGTCATTCGCTGGTAGTGCACCAAAAAGCGCTGTCTGCATGAAGCCTTCTACAGCAGTCCCGCCATGTAGATCGGCAGTTTGACCACGTCATTTTCCACAACCAGCGGTTTCGGATGCAGCACGTATCTGGTGCCGACCTTCTTATCGAATTTTGCCTTGAATTTGTCTAACGAGACCGTGCGGTAGCGTTTCGATGACTTGACCTCGATGGGGCTGACCCTGTACTTCATTGCCGCGTTCTCGTACGGTTCGACGATGAGGAAGTCGATCTCCATGCGGTTCGACGGGTCGTCGCGATCGCTGCGCGAATAGAAGAACAGCCGGTGCCCGTTGGCCCGGAGAAGCTGTGCAACGACGTTCTCCGCGAGCATGCCCTCGTTGATCTCGATGCGTTCTAGGAGGATGTCCCGGTACAGGTTGCTTCCGGTCTGTTCCGAGTCGGCCAGGGCGAGCGTAGTGAGAAGCCCTGTATCGGCGGCGTAGCATTTGATCGTCGAATGGTCCTCGCTAATGCTCAAGCCCACGCTCGGATCGGTGGAATTGAAACAGTCGTTGGTAATGAACGCATCGGAAAGCCAGAAGAAGGCGTCCTCGTAATCGCGGGTTTTCGCTTTCTCTCCCAGCGATGTGATGTTGAACTTCTTCTCCTTCTTGGAAAGCTGACCCACCAGGTTGTCGAAGATGCGCGTGATGCGTATCCGGTCGCTGCCGCCATGCTTGGAGATGTCCTGCCTGTACAGTCGGAGGATGTTCCGTTTGACGTTGTCGACTTTGCTGAAATCATGGGTCTCGACGTACTTCGACACAGCCTGGGGCATGCCTCCGACCAGCATGTATTCACGGAATAGCCGCATGGCTTTCCTGTGCAGCGAATCGGGGAGCGGCCTGCGCTTCTTGAACGAGTCCGCGATGAGCGTGGACAGTGGCTTTTCTCCCAAAGCCCAGAGGAATTCATCGAAATCCATGGGATTCAGGCGGATCGACTCCTCCTCTGATGGAATGAGGATGTCCTTGACGTTCTCGCGGATGGAGACGAGCGAGCCTGTCTCGATGTAGTCGTAACGCCCGTCAGCCACCAGCTGCTTGATGGCCTCGCGGGCCTTCGGGTACAGCTGCACCTCGTCGAAAATGATGAGGCTATCCCTCCTGTGCAGTTCCACTCCGTAGAAGGATGACAGGTACATGAAGAACGCGTCGAGGTCGTTGCGCAGGTCGACGAAGTAGCCCAGCACGTCATCGGGGGCTTTCGAGAAGTCGACGAGCATATACGACGCATAGTTCCGTCGTCCGAATTCCTCCGCGATGGTGCTTTTCCCGACGCGCCGTGCGCCCTCGATGAGCAGGGCTGTGCTTCCTTGGGAAGAATCCTTCCAGGAAGCCAGTTTTTCGTACGCTTTTCGTTCGAAAGTTTCCATGTCTCACCGCCGTAGATACACCAAATCAAGGGTAATAACATGCTTAATTATACACCAAATCAAGGGTAGGCGAAGTACTATTTATACACCAAATCAAGGATAACTAAGGTGTTGTATGTACACCAGATCAAGGGTAGTGTAATGGTGGTTTGCTGATCGGCTTGAATTAGATTTCTGACAGGTGGTCTTATATATGGCAGATTCTGGCGTTCGTCCGGACGTATTTCGCTTATATGTGGCAGCTCGTTTTTGTGACAGACCGGTTAGGGGGTAATTGTGTACCCTTTAACTGCGGTCTTTCTGGAATGAACTGCCATATATAGGCGAGATGCCTCCGGTCAGCCTTCCGAATCTGCCATCTATAAGCCAGTTTGTGGAATCGCTTTATGGCTATGCACCCCTGCGATGCGATTGAATATCCGCGGCAAGGCAGGACGAAGAAGACCGGTAAGACGCCGAGTTCAAGTTCAACGTGTCCAAAGGCAAGTAGCCGATAGGCGAAAACGTTGGAAAATGGCCGTTTTTCCGCCGCATACAAAGTGTTTCCGGCATGGAAACGGCCATTTTTCGCATCGTTGGAATATGGCCGTTTTTGCCACGTATTTGGCCGTTTGTGACATGGATAAGGTGCCCTTAAGGTGACCTCCGGGAATCATTTCGGGAGGCATCATGACGGACACGAGACGACGCACCAGAGGCGCGGGCAGCGTGTTCAGGGACAAGAACGGGACGTGGCACTACCGCCGCGAACTCGACCGCGATCCGGCCACCGGCAGGCCGCGGCGCATCGAGGCGAAGGGCAAGACCAAGGCCGAGGCCCGAACGCGCTTCGACGCGAAGGTGGCGGAGATGGAGCGCACCGGCCTCATGCCCGGCGCGAAGTCGCCACTGTTGAAGGACTACTGCGAACGATGGCTGGCAGACTATAGGACGCGCGTCAAGCCGACCACGTACCGGACGAGGGCCGGAAGGATCCGGGCGTGCTGCGAGGTCATCGGCCACGTCCGGTTGAAGGACCTGACCGCCGAGCACATCCGCCTGTGCACGCGCACGCTGGGGGCGCGGCTCGCGTCGAGCACGCTGAAGGACCATTTCACCAGCCTGAAGATGGTGCTCGACCAGGCCGAACTGGAGGAACTGATACCCATCGACCCGTGCAGGAGGGTCCGGCCCCCGCGTGTGGAGCGGCGCGTCGTGGACGTGCTCGGCCCCGACCAGCCGAAGCGCATGATCGAGGCGGCGTCGATGCCGCAGGCCAGGCGCGGCAAACGCCGGTCGGACGAGGATCTGGAGATGTGGGCCCTGCTGTTCGAATTGGCGTTCGAGACCGGCATGAGGGAGGGGGAGCGGTACGCGCTCATGCCCTACGAACTGGAATTGAGGGACGGGCAGCCCGGCATCCACGTGCAGCGGCAGATCCAACGCTACGGCAGGCCGGGCGAGGTCGAGATACCCAACTGGCTGGAGGCAACGCACATCACCGGCACCCTATGGCTCACGACCCCGAAGACGCGGGCAGCACGACGGTTCGTGCCAATCAGCACCCAGTTGTGGAACCGATTGTGGGATTGGATCAGGGCGAACAACATCGGCATGCGCGACTTCGTGTTCACCTCCGCCCGCGGCAACCCCGTATGCTCCAGCACGGAGCGCTACCAGTGGATGAAGGCGCTGAAGGCGGCGGGCCTGCCGCAGGTGAAGATCCATTCCGCCCACCATTGGATGGCGACGATGGCCGCCCGCGCGAACATGCCCGACGACGCGCGCATGGCCGTCATGGGCCACACCAGCATGCAGATGACCATGCGGTACACCCACCGCGACGCCGCCTCGCTCGGCCAACTCATGGCCACCGCCATACCTGACCTCGGCGGCGGTGAAATCATGGAAGCCGAGGTTATGAATGGTGATTAAGGCCGTTTTTTCCTGTCCGTTTTGTACACGTGCGTGTCGATTTGTGACCATTTGGCGTCGGTCTGCTGTATATTGGCCGTAACCCAACATCGACGGTCCGCCCAATCGGCGGACGTATAAGCATATGAAGTTGACATTCAGGGAGCCGCCACATGGTCATAGCGGAACGTTCGGAGGGCACCTTCGAACCAGCGCCGGAATCCGAATGCGATCAGAAAGCTTGGTTCTCTAACGCGACGGATCTCTACGGACATCCCATCGCAAACGTTCGTCAAAGGCACTCCACATGGAAGCGCGGCGGAGAACTGCAGAAGTTTTTCCAAGCACTTGAAGTCGACCTTGACAGAGAGCACACGATGCACGCCCCGGAGATCGACTGCAACCACGCCATGTGCCACGTGCATCCCAACGGACACCAGCCCCCGAGCGGCGAACAGAAAGCATTGATCAAGATCATGGATCTGTTCGACGTCGAGGATGTTCGGCTGGCTAGGGAGCTGGCCAGCGGCGTACTCGAAAACACGATAATCAACGTGCTCATCAACGGAGGTGAGTGGAATGAGCGAACAGTCAGTGAAGGCGCGACTCGAAGCGCTAATGAAGCGCAGATTAGCGCTCGCCAACTTCAACATTGAGGTCAACGAGAACATCGCGGCCGGCAACGTCGATGACGTGCTTGCGGTGACGAACGCCGCCGGCGAGTATCCCGTCGTCGCGGCGCTTGGATGCGAGCCGTTGTCGCTGCTTGTGGAGAGGGTGTCCGCGATCGGGGGGATCGCCAACGTGTTCGTCAAGGGGAGGAGCGGCGTCTCGATGATCGTCGCCAGCCGCCCTACGGGCGAAGGCAATCCGGCCGATCTGAGCGATGTCGACGAGTGGAAGAGCGGGGAATCCGACATAGACATGTTCCTCGACTATCTGCGTCGGCAAAAGGATGGGGTCGTCATGCCCGATCATCTCCCCTGCAGCAGCGAGCTGTCCATGAATCTTTCGAGCGACAGCGTGGAACTGGAAAAGGTTCCGGAACTCGTCTGAGTGGGCATGCGTCCATCAGCATTGCGCCCCGTGCAACCGCGTGCATGATA